CTTCTGAAAGGCTTCATCAATTTCTGCGTCAGTCAGCCGACCGTCTTCAAGATAAGCACCAGCAATGCCTCTAATAACGGTGTTAATGCCCAGAGCAGCAGCGATAAGAGCAGATACCCAAACATCAACACCAAAGACAGAGCCGATACCAATAACGCCAGTAATTTCAAAAGCGACCACAGCACCGATACGGAATAGAATTTTCTTAAGTTTCTCATTACGTCCCATACTAAGCCCCAATGAACGGCATAGGGTCTACTTCTGTGCCAGCAGACCAGCGAATATTGTTGCGAACTTCAAAGTGCAGGTGAGCGCCTGTGCTGTTGCCTGTGTTGCCAACGTAGCCAATTAGGTCACCCTTTTTAACAGCCTGACCAGCGGTCACAACTGCCTTGCTTAGGTGTGCGTAAATAGCCCAGCCGCCAGCAATTCGGTTAGGTGTGCCGTCATTAAGGGCTTTCTGGTCAATTATTACCTGAGTGCCATAAGCCTTGCCCCAAGTGGCATTAGTAACTGTACCGTCTTGAACTGCATAAACTGGCGTCCCTACTGGTTGCGCGAAGTCCACGCCCGTATGGTAGCCCTTTGACCAGTGCTTGCCCGCTTTTTTGTACGGGGTTGTTATTTTGCCGTCTTTAATTGGCAGAGCCATAACGTTACCTTTCTGTTATAGCCCTGTTGTCAATTGTTAAAGTGCTGCTATTTCTTCTTCTGTTAAGCCTAATTCAGCAAGTTTAGATAACGCGCTTTGACGTGCTGCAATTTTTGCTTCCGATTTGGCTTGTTTTTCTAGAGCTTCGGCTGCCATTTGCTCGCGCTCGGCAATTTCTTCAGCAGTTAATTCGCGAATAATTTCCTCGCCAGTTAATGCGTCTACTTCTAAAGCAACTAAAATTTCATTTTCCATTTTTAAGAATTCCTGTATCCATAAACGCGAATTGTGCCGCTAAAGTTATTTGAACCGATAATGCTTATACCATCAAAAGCATCTGCAACTTGGTGTTCACAGGCTTCCACGTAAAACATATACCCTTGACCTGATGTGAATTTAGGTGCTTGCGAAAACAATGTAGTAAATCTAGCTGCAACCTGTGGATTATAAATTTCTATGTTCCAACTAGTCGGATAACCGTTATCCATATTGCCAACATAAAATTGATTGATGTTGTTAAATCGGCTAGATGTAACACTTGTTGAAGCAACTGCCATTTCTTGGTGGTAATACGAAGCCGAATTATCTGTACCAGATTTTCTCATTCTAGCGTTTATTGTTTGAGTCGCCGTATTAGCACTAAAATTCAAAATCACGCGATAGTTTTGAAAATCAGAAGTAAAAACATTATTAAGAGAAAAGCTAGAAACAGAACTAAAGTTAGTTGTATTTACTAAAACCATTCCAACATTTTTGCCACCAGTAATGCTGTAAAGACTGCTATCGATAGCATTTGCGGTAGTCCGCTGGGCAAGTGCGCCATCTTTTACAAGGTCTGTATCGTCGGGTGTCTCCCACCCATAATTTGTGGTAGTTGCCATTAGTTCAAACTCTCCCAAGTAGTAGTTGGATTATACCCCGCCCAAGTTAAAGTTTGTGGGACTTGAAGCCATATTTGGCTAAGGTAAGTTTCTGAATAAGCCGAGCAGTAAAGGCTTAGGGTTGCTTCGTAGCGTGTTAAATTCCATTCCCAGCCCTCAACAAAGCCGTCAAAGGTTACGCCAAAGACAGCGGGCAAACTGGACGTTGAAATTCTTAGACCGTTATAGACAGCGGCTAAAGCGTCCCGAGTTGCGTCCGATACTGTCGGGCTGTGTAGTGGAATAGTAAAAACTTCAGGATATAAACGCGGGTAAGCCCTGCTTTCTAAATAAGAGTCTGCTTGCTCTTGGGCGTCCGCGCCATTTTCTAATTGGGTTGCTTTAGTTCCCGCAAGTTGCCCGTAAAGGATTTGGCTTTGTAAGTCTTGGGCGTTCTTGGTGGCGTTGGCTTTGTAGCTTATTGTCACGTCATTAATAATCTCGCCCCACTGGGCATTAGTAGCCAAGCCATTAGCCAAGATGTCGTCACCAGTTAAAGTTAGCGGGGTGTGTAGCGCCCGAGCCGCGTAGTCGTCATAATGTAGCGAGCCGTCCGACCCTTCCCAAAGTACGCCGCGACCACTTTCGGCAGCTAATTGCGCTAATTGTAGGGCGTTGGTTTCGCCGTCTGAATAAGCGGTAAGTTCATATTGCCCAGGGGTATCTACGTTAGCCGCTAGGTCGTTAACTAAAGCTTCATTAGTTGCGTCATAACTTGCCCAAGTGACTGTATTAGGCAACTCGTTCCAACTGGTAAAATTGTCTAAGTCGTCCCACTCGGTTAAAAAGGCTTCGCGCAGGATGTTATAAATTCGCGTTCCGTCAAACTCTTTTGCGTAACCAGACACGCCAGCGGTGCGCTTGTTTAATAAAGCTAATGCGCCTACTGCTGTGACGTTATAGCGGGCAATAGAACCGACTTCACCATAAGCGGGCAAACTTATTTGAATATCTGAGATAGTGCCTGTAAAGACCGTTTCCGTGCCGCTAGTGCCCTTATTTATCTTTACTTTCAGACTGTCGCTTAGTTCAATGTCCAACGGGTTATTGGCGTCTGTCCATAATTCTACGTTAGCGAAGCCAGCGTTCGGCTGGTCTAATACGTCCCTACGCCCTGAAGTAATGCGAATAGTCGAAATAGTGTTATCGGGGTAAAAAAGTCCGCCGTCTATTTCAACCGTTGGATAAGGCTCGTAGGCTGTCATTAGAACGCGCTGCCTACTAAGTTAATAGCTGCGGTACGGCGTCCGCTGTCTTGCAATAAGCGTTCGATTGAACGGCGGGCGCTTTCAGCGTCAATAATACCGTTAAGGTTAATGGTGGTATTTCCGCCGCCTAACCGGTTATTTGGAACTATTTGTCCGTTAGTGTTTGGGATAAAAGTTTCTTTGCCAAATTCGCCAACTGTATAAGCTTGACCTGCTCGGACGCTTCCGCCCATAGCGCGACCTTGTCGAGTTGGGTTTAAGAAGTCACCGATAGCAGTATCTAAGCCCTTGAATTTGTTAAATATATCTCGACCAGATTTATAGGCATTTGCTACTTTGTCAATACCATTAGCCAATTTTTCCATAGCATTCGCTAGGCGTTCAAGGTTGTCAATACCAGCCTTATTGTCTGGATTGCTAATTGCTTGAAATAAGCGTCCAAAAGCGTCTGCAACGTCTTTGAGACTTTTACCTAGTGAATAAGCGCCAGTTGTACCAAGTTCGCCTTGAAGCGTTTTAACCTTGTTGCTAAGGCTGTTTGGTTGTTCGCCGCCAAAGCCCATAGCGACCTCATTAACTTTTTTGAGTAAGCCGTCTAGTCGGACTAATAAGTCAGCGCCAATACCTTCTTTAAGTTCGCCGATACGTTGCTGAACGATAGCCAAGCGACCTGCATAAGTATCAGCATTAGCAGCAGCAGCCCCACCAAATAATTTGGCTAACTGCTCACTAGCTGCGTTAAAATCGCCAGTTTTCTTAATGTTTTCATCTAGCGGAATACCTAAGCGAGTTAGTGCGCCTAAATTGCCGTTATATGCCTTAGCAAGCGCAAGGCTTACGCTTTCTAGGTCTTTGCCTGTGCCTACTGCAATATCTTGCGCCAATACCGTAAGGCTTTGGGCTTTTGTTAGGTCGCCAGTTGCTCGGGTTAGTGTGGCAAGTGCTGGGCGTAGTTGGCTGTCACTTATGCCCGTTGCGTATTGCTGCTTGGTTATCCATTTTTCTGTGCTGGCAATTTGTGAGTCAGTAGCGTTAGTAACGTTTTTAAGCGCTTGGGCTAACTGTGTTTGGCTTTTTTCGTCTTCGATAGCAGCTTGGACGCTGTCTTTACCAATACGAACGGCGGCAAAAGCGGCAGCCGTACCCATAGCAGCAAAGGCAGCCGTAGCAATTTTAGACACTTTGGAAGCGGTAGAACCTAATTTAGTTGCCGAAGCTTCGGCTTGGTTAATCCCGCGCCCGAATTGGTCTACATCTGCTAAAAGGTTTAATTTAAGCGTTCTAATTTCAGCCAATTCCGCCACCACTTCCCTTATTCCAATTATCTAGCACGTTGGTAACGGCTTTCTTCCATCGCTGAGTAACTTCTGGCTGAATGTCGCGAAGTGTTGGAAATATCCAGTTTCCGCGTGGATACAAGTTTTCTGGAAAGCGCTTGCCACCATTAGGGAAGCCGTTAGAACTGCCCCATTCGTTGCCCATTACGACCATACCCGACACAGCGCCGCCGCTGAATTTAAGTTTGCTTCCGCCAATAGTCACATTAGGAATACGGTCACGATTGCCGCGAACTGTTTGCGATAACCTTGCAGCTTGCCCGTTAAATTTAACGCCGTAACCGAAAGCGGCTTGCTGTATTTGAGTGGCTGACCACATAGAAATTGCGGTCACTTCGTTACGCAGTTGGTTATTGCTTTCTTTGTCCATAGCCCTAAAGGCTTTGAATAGTCCAGCAAGTTGCCTTGTGTCTGGTTGAAGTTTGACGGTAGAACGGCTGGCGCGTTTAGTCGGCGCTGCACCACTAGCGCCAGAATATAAGGGACTAGGTAAAGACTCTGACATTATTACCCCCTCAATTCTTCCTTAATAGCTTCTAAATCGTTCAGTGTCCAAGTGGATAGTTCAGCAAGCGGCAAGCCTGTTTTAACTGCTAGCAGTAGCAGGTCGCGTCTTAGGCTTCCCGCTCGGCTTCTTTTGGGCTTTCTTCACCAACTACATCAAAGCTGTCAAACTCTAATTCGACCCACTTCTTCAAAGTTTTTAATTCGGTGTGATTGCCTTGTTTAGCAGCTATAAAGAACATTTTTGTCATAATGCCTAAAGACTGCCGCTTTAACAACTCTTGGGCTTCGTAATAAGTAACGTCAAAAGTTTCTTCTATTTCTAGCCAAAGCGTTATCGCTTCTGTATCCACTATGAAATTATTGCCCTGTTTGGTAGTAACTTGAATTTGCATAAGTTAAAGCCCTGTTCTGTGTAGGTTTTAGGAACGTGTGACGCTTCCGTCTTCAACGATTAATTCAACTGTGGTCGTTAATACGTCCACAGCGCCGCCACCTGCTGCTGGGTAGTTAGGGAATACCGAGCCTGAGAAGGTTGAGCCGTTAGCGTCAAAGCTGAAAGTAAGTGCTGTATCTGGTGCAGTCTTAGCAGCGTCAAATAGTGCGTCACATAGTGAGCCAACAGCGCCCCAGTCTGCGTACATTTCAACGCTTAGGGTAGCGGTGCTGTCAATTGTCTTGTAAGCGCGACCCGATAGAACCTCAAGCACTGCCTGATTGTTTTCTACGGTTAGTGTTACGGTGCTTGCCTGAGCGTCGTATGAATCGCCGTCTATGGTAAGGGTCAAGTCCCTTCCAGTAATGTAAGTTGCCATTTCTGACCCTTCCTAGTTTCCGTTGTTGGTGGTTACTAGCTCTATTGTAATTTGGCTAGTAAGCATTTCGTTAGAACCGATTGTTATTACATTCGGCTGAGTCCAGCTAGTAACTGATACACCTGCTGGCAAGGTATCAAATACAGCCAAAATTAAAGTTTCTAAATTAGCCAAAGCTGCTTGGTTATCAGCAGCGCCGACTATTGCGGTTAAGTCAAAGCGCACGTTTATGCGGTTATTAAGTCCACCAATGCCCACAGGCACTACATACGGGCTAGAAGGCACTAAAACCAAAGCGGGCGGCGTAATTTGCTCTTTTGGGAATGAGTAAACCACCCGACCAGCAGCGCTTAGCGCGGTTGCTAGGTCAGTTCTAAGGGTAGCGAAATTAGCCAACCATTCCGCCTACGTTTAGATG